ATGGCTTCATTTAGACAACGCAATGATGCATGGCGAGCCGAGATAAGTGTAAACGGAATTCGCGAAAGTGCAACCTTTGATACAAAAGCTCAGGCTAGGGCTTGGGCATCTAAACGCGAGACTCAGTTACGCGAACAATCGCATGGCAAATTACCAGATCACTCTTTTTTAGAAGCTATTGAACGCTACTTAAATGAAGTGAGTGTTAAAAAGAAAACTCATGAGAATGAAGTCAAGCGAATGGCTTTCTTTAAGCGTGAGTATAAAAAGCTATGTCAAAAACAATTAGCCAAAGTCACAACTGACGATTTAGTGCAATGGCGTGATTCTCGTTTAAAAGAAGTGCAGGGCGCTACTGTCAGACGTGAAGCAAATATTTTAGCTTCTTTATTTACTGTTGCCCGAAAAGAATGGAAGTGGATTAAAGAGTCCCCAATGGCCGACTTGACTTTACCCCCACCATCAAAGCACCGTGATAGACGAATTACCCAAGATGAAATTGATAGATTATGTCTTGCAGCAAATTGGGATAACAATGTCCCGGTAAATTCTACTCAGCAAATTATTATTGCTTTCCTTTTTGCAATTGAGACTGCAATGCGTGCTGGAGAGATTGTCGGCTTAACTTGGGATCGAGTTTACTTAAAAGATCGATATCTTGTTTTGAACGAAACAAAGAATGGCACAAAGCGAAATGTGCCTTTATCTAAGCGTGCAGTTGAGTTGCTTACTTTATTAAAAGGTCTTGATAAAAAGCAGGTCTTTACTTGTAATTCCCAAAGCTTTGATACGCTTTGGCGTAAATTGAGAGATAGATGTCAAATCACTGACTTGCACTTTCATGACACACGCCATGAAGCTTGTACACGTCTTGCAAGAAAATTAGAAGTTTTAGACTTGGCCCGTATGATTGGGCATAAAGACTTAAGAAGCTTGATGGTCTATTACAATGCTACTGCAAGCGAAATTGCAACGAGGCTTGATTAGCCCCGTTTACGTGGTCGTCCTCTTTTAGGTTCATCATCAGACTGTTCTCTTAACCAGTTTGATATTTCTGCCAAATTCCAACGTCTCCCTTGACCACACTTAATAACATAGCGAGGTTTAGGGAAGGTGGGAAGGCAGCAAACAGCCGCCTTAAAATGTACATCCCTGTAGCCCAAGAACTCAGCAGCTTGGGAGTCATTTAGCCAGATTTCTGATGGTGGTAACGCTACTACAAAGTTGCTACCAATATTTGCAATTGCTGTCATTTCACCCCTCCTTACTTTCCGCTTTTCTAAAATCAGTCTCTGTCACAATCCACTGAACATCTTTAAGACTTGGACGAAATACGACAACGCAACAACCAAATGGCGCATTAGATGATGAACCGCCAAACTTTAAGCGGCCACGAATAAAATGAATTTCACGACCCAAACAATAGTCTTGAAACCAACGGGCATCAGTGCGAACAGGAACGAGTGCAACTACCGTATGACCCTTACTTGCTGTTTCTGCTGCTTTGGCAATCCAATCTACAATTTCACGGCCGTATGGTGGATTCATCCAACATGTTCCAGACCATTCTTGTTTCAGCCCATCAATTTCAGGCGTGAAGTAGCGCTCACATTTGGCATTCTCAGGCAGAGCACAAACATCTAAATCAAAGTTAAAAACTCGATCCAATTTTTCAAAAAAATCTTGCGGTGTTGACCATACATCTGTTCTATTTTCAGCAAGACCAAACAGCTTGCTTTGGGCCATTGTGTTCATCCCTCAACTCCTGATTCAACATCCAACAACATGCTGCCTTCCTCTGGATATTCGGTCATCCAAAAGTAATAGCCTTTGCCACTGTGCCCATCTTCAAAAAATTTAATAGTTAGTTCAGTTTCAAGTTGATCTAAATAATTTTCACCATCTGGATTTACAAATTCGAGAAGGCTTTTTAATTGGTGACCATTAAGAGTTATGCTCATTGTTCAGCTCCCGATTTGCTTGCTTCACTTTCATCTTTTTCAAGAAACTCAACAAATATGTCGTAATAGGTCTCGCCACCATCCTTGTCATCTTGTGGAAAGACATAAAGTTCATCTACCACTTCGCCTGTTTCGAGGGTAAACCTTCTTAACTCAGCAGCAATTAATCTTTCAAGGTTCTTTTGAATTTGCTCTTTATGGCTCATCTTTAAGCTCCTGTCTCAATTGGCGCTTCTGGTAGTGACATCCAGTGGGTAATGGTGTTAGATGCCTTTAAGTACCACTTTGTGAACGTTTGTATCCCTGCTTCATCAAAACCACTTGTTATATCTTTGAACCAATCTTCTATATGAACTGTTTCAATTGACCCATTTTGAAAGTGAGCCAACACACTAGCGTCGGCAATTTCAGGCAATTTATCTTCAACTGAGATCCAGACTGGCACCGCCTGAGCTTTGGCTTTTTCTAGCCCTGCATCACGATGCTTTGCACATCTGAGCCAAGCATCCCAACGGCTATTCATGTTGCTTATCTCTTTCTGAGCAATTTCAGAAGGATTATTTGATCTAGTCATAAACAGTTCATGCTCATGACTAAAAATAATGTCTCTTCTTCCTTTGTAATATTGGAAGGTATTCAGAAAAGCCTCTCTTTCCTTATTCAAATCTGTCATTCTGCCGTCTCCATATACTTATCTGCCAAATCATGCATTAGTAGGTTTCCAGAACCTGATTCATACCAAATACCTAATTGGCCGTTTAATCTAAATCTCAAAAGTTCGTTTTGTTCGGTCTTGCTGTAGACGTCTGCGCCTTGATCTACTAGCCAGTTTGAGAAATCCTCAAACTTAGAGGGCAGAAGGGCTAGGCGATTCTTATAGCTTCGGTTACTTCCATACCGACTTCTTAATATTTGCCAGTCGTTCATGCTGCCACCTTTGCCTTAATGCGCTCTTGATACAACTTTGCGTAGTACTCTTGAGCGTGTGGAATTTTGTCTTTGATCTTTTGGATCATTGCTTCGTCACGTTTGTAGGTGACAGTTGTTAAGCGTTCTCTAAGGTCGATACGCTCAACTAAATCAATTAGTTGCTCTCTGTCATCCCAATCATTTGTAAGTTCGATAGGGCAAGGAAGTAACCAGAAATCAACCATTGCTTGCTCACAGTCGTAAAGCCACATGTAGCCTTGCATCTGCCAGTCATAACCGGCTTTCTTTGCCTTTTCTTCTGCCTCATCCTTAAAGAATGGATGAGTACCTATATTCCAAGTGCATTTTGTGTCGATGATCAACTTGTTATTCAGATCAAGAATGTCGCACTCACCAGTGATCAACTCATTTTCCAAACGTCCTTCATGTTTCAAATACTGACGAAAACGAACCTTGCCAGACAGGCTAATTGCAATTTCTTCAAGCGCATTACCTTTAGCCGTGTACTGGTTGCCTTTGAAAGACTTGAACGTGGTCAAGTCCTCCTTAACGATTGTTCTGATCTCAGTCTTAGCTGTATCGCTAAGAACTGAGCCTTTAGTTTTAGAGTCGCCTATAAGCTTATTTAGGCTTGAGCATCGGAATAGCTTCATAGTGCATTTACCTCAGCTATTTGTGCATTAGTAAGTGCATAGCCTTCTAATACATACTCTTTAGTAACTGCATCGGCTTTGATTTGGTCTAGGAGAACTGGAAACTCATTGTCTGGTACAGTTGGTTTGACTTCCTGAGCTTCTCCAACTTCCTTTACAGTGACATTTTTAAACCAGTCTTTAGGTGAGCTCATTCCATCACGTAAGCTAGTGAAAATCTTGCGAAGCGCAACGATATTGGCTGCTGTAATAGCATCAAGACGACGCTGAATGTAATCTTCAATGTCTTTCTTGGTGACATTAAATTGCTCAAAGGCTATAACAAGCTTTTGTACCGCTTCCGGTGAAGTGTCTGCACTTGCATGGATTGTCTTTTCGCACTGATTAACAGCATCATCAATCACATCACCTGGTATTACACCTAAGATGCATGCACGTAGACGACGAGCACCATTGTTTGCAACCAATTCATAAATATCGCGTGGATCTGTTAATTTTTTAGATCCATTGCGTGTATAACGAATATGTGGAACCTGAAAAACCTTTGTTTGACGGGTATTTGTTTCAACATCCCAAGCAAATGCTTCAACCGTAGATTCGCCATTTTCAGACGACAATTCACGGATACCGTACTGAATATTCCCCCAATTCTGAGCAAGCATTTCCGCAAGTCGAATAGATGGACCAGTTACTGAACTACCACCGCGAGCATAAGAATAAACAGCCGATTGAGCCAAACCGGGACGCTGGCAAGCGTTCATAATCCGGTCATAAGCTTCAATTGGGTTACGTGGGAACTGCTTAGCAATAACTAAAGCAGCTTGAACCTCTGCAATTGCACGTTGACTATCAGATTGAACTGTAGACATTGCTTGAGTTGTAGGAGCAGTTACTGCAAAAGGGTTTTGTCCTGAGTGTTGCACTGGCGCATTCATAATCTTCTCCTAATTCTTTTCTACTGGACGTTGTTCTAATGACAACTCCCAATCTGAAATTGTTTTTCTTGGTTTATTGCCAAAGAAGTGAAGGTATTCATTTGAAGGCAGCCACTTACCGTAAGTCATTGGCACAGGTGTAACATCAAAACCAAAAATATCCCCATTTGAATCTTGTGCAATGAATTGAACTTCTTCAGGTGCTTCCGACCAATCGTATTTAGTCTCCATCACCCACCTCTCAACTCATTTCTAATTTCAGCCAATCTTTTTAACGTTTCACTTAAGTAGGCGATTTTTGTCTTAATAGAAAACTGATCACCTAGCTCTAATTGGATTTGTTCAGTACCTCGGCCCACATAACGCAAGTGAATCCAATTGCCGCCATCAGTGATGACTGTATCTTTCTCACTAGAAAGTGGGAGCAGGGCATTTACAGAATCTTTAATAAGAGCTTGAAGTCTTGATACTTCGATAATTTCAGGATGTGCATTCATAACATTCACCATGGAGCGCTTAAATGCGCTCTCTAATCCCTGATTCGATAAGATCTTTAATCTCAACTACGTCTAAACGATCAACGTAAGCTAAGACCTCGCCATCTTCGTCATAAACGCGAATGTCTTTAATCTCGTTAATTTCAACTTCACGCCAAGCTTGATAGCCGTTGCCATCAATTGAGTACTGAGCATCAAAATCAACTTCTAAAGTGAACTTTTCATTTGCAGTTTGAAGTACTGCTTGTTCATTTTCAGGGTCGATTGATTCAACTTTGAAAGGAGCTGCAACCGTTACAGGTTCGTTATTAGCAGGGGTGAAGGCATAAGCAGCAGTTAGAGCACTAACTACTCCTACGAATCCCATGGATTTGACTATGTTGGCTTTTATGTTCATACTTATCTCACTCTTTGAGTAGCCCTGCATCCGCCAAGATTGTTCAGGGCTTTTTAATATTCGGTAGAGTTATGTTCAACTAATTGAACATTAATGTCAATACTTTGTTCAATAAATTAATTAAAAATGTTCAATATTCTGAATTCATGCTTTAATAGACAAAAGAAAACCCACCGTGGTGGTGGGTTTTCTTATAAAGGATAAATGAAATCACTATTTGAGTTGCTTAGGTGAGAGTGCCTCTAGAACCTGATTTGCTAAAGGAGCTTGAATAGATCCTTTTTTAGCTTGTCCAAGAAGATACTTTGGCAATTGAGTATTTATATACTGATCCTTCAGCCATCTTCTAAACTCCCCAATACAAGATAACGGATAAGCATAGGGCGCCTGAGGATTTGACTGAGCTTGAGGATAATATTCAGGATAATTATGTTGATAATTGATCCTTTTCCCATGTAGCTTCTCTAAATCACATTCCTTCCAATGTTTACTCCACGCCATACCAACAGAAATATCAGGAATGACTTTATCGCTAACAATAATTCCACTTCTAATCATTGGTACAATTAACGATGCCGCCTCATTAAAAACACCAAAATAACCATCAGGTACTGCGGAAATTGTTAAGTCCACTCGATCATGGAAGAATTTCCAACTATCAAGCTGTTTTTGATTCGGTGAATATCCTGTGGCTTGGTATACGAAATCTCTAAATTTTAGTCTAGCAAGGTTTCTAAATGCCTGAATTGCTTGAGGCCTTGGATCCTCAACAACAAAAGCGTAATACTCAAGCATTGCAAGACAAACTGGCTCAGTAAAGGCGTTGATTTCACGACCTTTATATTCAGCTTTTAAATAAAGCTCATCTTCAAAGTAACCATTTTGTTCTAGAATCTCATTTATTTGTATGCCGCGAGGTTTTAATTTCTCTTCAGACCAATTATTCGTTAACCTAACAAAAGGCCCTCGTCCAAGACCACACATCCTCTCAAGACCCCTGCCTGTCAAGTAGGGAACCCCACTCTCTAGTACACCCATCTCTACATCGTCTATCTCTATCTGACAGTCAACTCTAAATAGGTGTTGTTGGTCTCCAATTTTATTGGTACCCGAGTTGGATGTATTTACGCTTAGATAGTTGTTATCGCTTGTTTTTTTACTGGTACCCATTACTCCCCCTCCCGATTCGTTAAATTACTGTGTCGGGTTCACAGTTTATTAATCTTTGGTGTTATTAATCTTCTGCCCAAGCTTTCCTTCCTTTACCAACTGAACAACTTGTTCATTCGTAAGTACAGGAATATAGACCTTATCGCCGATATCTTTTGAAAGGATTCTCACTTCCTCAGCAGTTAGAACTAACGCCTCTCCATTTTTCGCAGCATCATTAATACGGGCAATAATTTGATTGATTGGTAATTTTGCGTTATCCAATTCCATTCTCCTTTTTTTAACCTGCACGCCACACCTGGCGGCCCATAACCTTAAAATTCAGTCCATTCTGTTCAGTAATTATTCTATCCCGATACTTTTCGTTGAAGCTATGCAGAACTAAAGAGCCATCAGCTTCTTTAAATATCTGCTTAATCATGCCTTCGCCAGCAAAGTAAACTGCGTAAATACCACCATCTACTATTTCAGTTTGTGATAGATCAATACCAACTAGATCTTGGTCATGGATATAATCCGCCATGCTGTCGCCTTTAGCTTTGATGATGCGCATGCAATCAGGATGAACATTTTTTTGTTTAAAAAAACTAGGTGGGAATGGCTGTTTTCCATTGATCACATCAAAGTGAAACTCTATAGATTCTCCTGTGCCACAAGAAAAACTTGCCTCTACCACATCAATCCAGATAAATCCATCATCCCCACCATACTCAACTACTGACGCGCTTTGAATATCATTCACATCAAATGATGATTCATCTTTCTTGGATAGGCCGTGCTTATCCATAAATTCTTGCATGTTGAAGTTGGTTAAATTTTGTTTTTCTTTTCCAGTAAGAATCCATCTGGATGTTGTTTTTAATGCGGTTGCTAGCGCCTCAATGTGCTTTGCGCTCGGATTATTACTTCCATTTACCCAACCAGAAACAGTTCCTCTAGCAGCGCCAGTGAGCCTCATTAAATCCGCTTGAGATAACTTTAATTCAGCCATTCGAGATTGAATGCGATCAGAAACAGAATTATCCATCGTTCAAAACCTTATATCAGATGTTCAAAATTATGAACAAGAAGTTTGACAAATGCTTGAACATGTTGTTCAATAAGTTGAATTAATATGTTCAGGAATTTGAATATGAATGTAGAGCATTTGAGGGAGTTCTACGGTGTAGAAAATAACTCTCAACTAGCCAAGAAAATCAAAAAAGCACGCTCAGGTATTACCAAATGGGAGCAAGAAGGCATACCACCAAGAACGCAAGCTGCCTTTGAAGTATTAACAAATGGAAAGCTAAAGGCTGACCGTCAAGCATTAACTGCCTAGGAAAAACCATGACTAAACGTAAACCAAAGAAGGATGCGTCTATCACCATCCATATGCCAACAGACCACAAAGAACAGTTGTCCTCATTGGCTGAAATGCTACGAGCAGGACAGGGTGCAAGTGAGTATGTGTACGAAACGTTAATCAAGCCTCATCTCCAAAAATTGAAAGCTGAGACGAAGATTAAACAAAAGATTTTCGGCTTAACAGAGAGCGATAAAAACCATGAGCTGCATTCAGATTTATCAGTGCGCTCAGAAACAGCAGACATTAAAAAAGCCTGATTTCGTGGATCAGGCTCAATGTTCAATCGGAGCAAACCATATGAACTATTCAATATTAGCAGAAAAAACTGAAAAACCAAAGCGAAAGCCAATTGGTGACAAGTTGCGTTTTGAAGTTTTTAAACGTGATCAATTTAAATGTCAGTACTGTGGCAAGTCTGCTCCAGACGTAATTTTACATGTTGATCACATCAATCCAGTAAGTAAGGGAGGAGATAACGACATTCTCAACCTAATTACTTCATGTGTGGATTGTAATTTGGGCAAGAGTGATCGACTGCTATCTGACAACACAGTTCTTGATAAGCAAAGAAAAATGCTTGAGGAGCTAGATGAGCGAAGACGACAACTTCAGATGATGCTCAATTGGCGAGACGAATTAAAGGGATTTGAGAGTGAAGTCGCTCAAAGTGTTGCTGATTATTTTGAACAATCAATTCAGAACCAAACTCAAGTAAATGAGACTGGTCTAAAAAACATTAACAAATGGCTTAAGAGATTTGAAGTAAATGAACTACTTCAAGCTATTGATGACCTTAATCCGATTTATACAAAAGATCAAAACTTAGATGCTGGCGCAATGTTCGCAAATATTCCAAAGGTCGCAAACTTTAATAGAAAGGGTGACCTTGAGAAATCAGCCTGTTACATCCGAGGGATTCTTAAAAATCGCATTTCATATGTTGATTACCAAAAGTCATTAGCTTGGCTTGTAGAAGCTCTCGAGTGTGGTGTTGATGAGGAAGAATTAAAGGATCTAGCGAAGTCAGTAAAAAACTGGACTCAATTCCGTACAGCAATGGAGGAAATATTAAATGGCTAGAGCTAGAAACATTAAACCTTCATTTTTCACTAATGATGAATTGGGCGATGTTAATCCGTTAGCGCGCTTATTGTTCATTGGAATGTGGACAATTGCTGATTTTAAGGGCTGTTTTGAATACAAACCTAAACGTTTGAAGGTTCAGCTATTGCCTTATGACGACTGTGATATTGAAGAGCTCGTGACTGATCTAGAAAAATCTGGATTTATCTCGAAGTATACCGTTCAAGGACGTCAATACATCAAGGCATTGAATTTTACTAAGCACCAAAACCCTCATAAGAATGAGCGTGAGAGTGGAAGTGAAATTCCTGATATTGACCAAGCAGACCAAGAGTTATCTAAAAATAACTTTAATATTAGTAACTTACCAAATATCGAGAATAATCTGGAGCAAGACGGAACTGATCGTGCTGATTCCCTTAACCTGATTCCTGATTCCCTTAACCTGATTCCTGAAGTTATTTCCGACGTTGTCGAAAATTCGGCTTCGCCTAAACGCAAACCTAAAACCCAAAAAACAACTGTACCTGAAAATTTTGAAATCAGTGAACAAGTTCGTATTTGGGCAACTTCTAAAAACTTCGGTGATCTTGAACAACACCTTGAATACTTCGTTTCAAAAGCAGCAGCCAATGGATACAAGTATGCAGATTGGGATGCAGCATTCAAAACTGCCATTCGTGATGACTGGGCGAAATTAAGAACACCACGTTATCCAAACCAAGGTTATCAGTCAGCTGCTCAACAGACAGCTAATGAACAGGCTAAATGGGACAACTTCTTAAATGGTGACTCACGCTTTGTGGATGTCACACCAAAAAAGTCGTTAATGATTGAGGAGGTGGGTCATGCGTGAGTTCACCTTTGAAGACGCTATTCGCCTAATCGGGAAAATGCGTGGGTTTTATGGAAAAAAATTCGCTGATCAATGGGCAGGCGTAGATCCTAAGGATATCGCTGAATCAATGGTTGAGTGCTTTCAAGGATTAACAGCAGAAGATTTCAAACGTGGTGTAACCAAGATGATGAAATCAACATTCTGCCCGTCAATTCCAGAGTTTCGTTCTTGGTGTGAGCCTAAAGCATCAGATTGGTTAGATTCACATGAAGCTTGGGCAATTGCTAAAAACTCAATCGAATACGGCACTGGTCGTGAAATGACTGTGGTGTGGACTGAGCAAGCTGCTAAAGCATTTGAGAAGTGTGCTGACTTGGTTGCTACTGGTGATAAGTTCCAATTGGCAGAAGCTAAGAAAATCTTTGTGTCTATCTACGAACGCTTAGTGACAGAAGCAAAGGATCAAGGATTAAAGCCATTCTACAACGTGAGCTTAGGTGTAGATCCAGACCAGCGCATTACTGCAATCAAACAAGCAGAGGTTGCAGGCTTTCTCTCTACACAAGAAACGCAGCTTCAACTTGAGCACAAGCAAACCAAGGAAGAGCAGCAAGCAGATGCAGAGCGATACAAAACGATTGCACAAAAGGCAATTGCGGAGTTGCGCGAAAAGCTAAAGATCCAAGCGCCAGTCAACAAAATGGCTGAGGAAATTAAAGAAGTTCAGCCTTGGGAACTCAAACCCGACACTGAATATTGGCCCGATCCATTCGACCAGAAAGAAGACTTCAAACAAATGCTTGAAGCCGATGGTCTTAAGTTGCCTTTGGCGTTGAGAGGTGCAGCGTGAGTGTGCAAGTCCAAGTAACTTCGATTAATCGCCAAAAGATGCAATTCAACGTAGAGGCGATAGATGGTTCAAGAGTGATTCTAAAGCGTGCATTTAACTTCAAGACGGAAACGAAAAAGCACATTGAATCTGTAATCAATAAAGAACTTAAGACATTCAACAAGCCTTCGTATGGCGGTATTGAGATTGTCTTTATGTGTCCAGTAGGAGTGTTCTCATGAGATTAGCAAATGATAAAAAAACTCTAGATTGGATTGAGGAAATTGGCGGTGAGCAGTACGAAGCTAAATTCACTCATGGGACAGTCTACGGATATAACAAATTTAAGTGCCGTTGTGAGTTTTGCAAGGAAGCTAAAGCGCTAAGTAATCAGCGTGCAGCTTTGAAGCGTGCTGTTAAGGCTAACCCACCTCAATCAGTTTTGATTGTTGGAGGTGCAGCGTGAAACATCCTCTAGATAATCAAACAGTCGATTGGTGTGAAGGCTCAGTCAATAAAACTATGAGTGCAATGTTCGATTCATTGGTGACTTTCATGATTGTTGTCACAAAAGAGACAGGCCGTAAGTCAAGCCAAGACTATGAGCGCATTACAGGTGTGTCTAAGCGCTGTGCACAACGTCAACTAAATGCACTGGTTAAGTCAGGCTACTTAATTTCAGACGGTTCTATTCCACGTGGCTACATAGCTACTGACAAGGCAAAACAAATATTCGGGAGCGCTACATGATCGAATTTGTAGATTACAACGCAATGATGAAGCTGCGTAGAGCGTACAACCTCGGTACTCGTAATGAAGAAACAAGAGCAGCAGCGAACCTCTACGAGAAATTAAGAAAGCTGAAAATGCTAGACCAGCTCAAGCAGGAAGCCATGACAGGACATGACAAGGAGGCGGTATGAGCAAGAAAAAGGAGCCAGCCATGAGTGAGTTTAAAGTAAATGATTTAGTGGTTTGTACTGATGTTGGCTTAGAAGATAAATACCTATCGGTTAAAAAGATTACAGGTTTTATTGATGATTGGGGTTTGGAACTAAATGATGGTGAGCATTGGGTTGGGAAGAATAGATTTAGACATGCTGAACCAGAAGAAATAGCAGCAGGTCACCGCATTGATAAACCCTCGAATCCGAGGGAATTAGAAACCCTAGACAAACCAGAAAACCACATTTCGCCTAATTGCAAAGTGAGTGATTGAGATGGATAAGTGCAGAGAAGAATTTGAGAAGTTTGCTAGATGGTACGTGCTCCCTTTGGATAAAAGTGAAGATGGAATTTACTTAGCTCTTGAAACGCAATCTGCTTTGGCGGCATTTCAGCACCAGCAAGCGAAAGTGGAGGAGCTGCAAACTCAATTGTCACTGCAACGTCAAAGAGTAAAGGCTTTTGAAGAAGAGCTTACTAACTCGCGAAACTATGGTGACGAGCTGCAAAGGCGGGTGGATGCAGCATTAGAAAAACTAGATCAGAGACACAATGAATTATGGAAAAGATGGAAAGATCGGGCAGACATGCAAGATCAAGGTGCTGCAAATGCTTTTGAGGAGGCGTATTGGATTTTAGAGCAAGCGCTCAAGGGGGAAGGATGAAAGACTTTGCGGTAGCAATTATCTACGGTGCAGCGCTATTCGTATCAATTAAGTATGCATGGCGTTGGTACAACGGTGAGCTTTCAACACCTGCAATTATGGAGTGGTTTGGCAGAGGATTCTTTTTTGCTTGGGGCGTGATAGCGGCAACATTAACTGTGTTTTTGATTATTCGTTTAATTACGGAGTATGTCAAATGACCACATTCAAAGAGGCTCAAAGGGTCCAGTCACAGAAGGCAGCTCGTTCTAAGCGATTTAATCGAGTGCCTACAGAAGATCAAGAACAGATGACGCTCATGAGTTGGGCGCATCGTGTGAAGTATGGTTCAGGTCGTTTGAGTGATTACCTATTCCACATTCCTAATGGTGGCTCAAGAAACATAATTGAAGCTGCAAAGTTTAAGAAGTTAGGGGTGAAGGCTGGTGTTCCAGACCTACAGCTAATTGTTCCAAATGGTGAAGTACATGGGCTTTGGATTGAGTTGAAGTCAAAGAAAGGAAAGTTACAACCAAGTCAAAGACTCATGATCCAACGCTTAGAAGAACAAGGTTACATGTGCAAAGTCTGCTTCGGTGCAGATGAAGCCATAGATGAAATTAAAAAGTATTTGATGATTTGAGGTGGCGTGATGGTCTTTTACGAAGTTGGGACATACGAACAACACGAAGAAGGTTTTCATGCTTTCTTTCGCACTCGATATGAAGATAAAGCTGAACAAGTCAAAGCATGGGCAGAGGAGTACCAAGCTAAGACACCTGAATGGCCTACAGGTGAGACTGATGAAAAGCAGATTCAATATATGGATCTTGTTCGAAAAATTGATGATGAGTTTGCAGAGCTAATAGGCAAGAAGTTCCCAATATCAAACTATTCAAAAGACATGTACTCAATACTTATAAACAAAGCAGAACTAGACGATTAGGGTGACGGTATGAAATCAAAGGTAGATGTAGATGCATTAAAGCTCACACTCCAATGGCAAGGATTCTTTCTAAAGGGATGGTTTGAAGATCATTGGTGTGACCTCAAGGACTATGCAGAAGCTTCTTTAAAGCTGCTTCTAATCATCCTGAGAATTTTATTTTCTCCCCTTCTCATTATTTATGTCATTTGGCAGACCAGAAAAATGTATGAACAGATAGCGAGCGGAGAAGCCAACAGAGAAAAAGTCAGAAATCACATCAAGAAATACGGCAAGTAAGGGGAAAGAGATGAATGCGGCAGTAAATCACATTATGCAAACAACGGACTGGACTAAATACAGTCTAGAAGAATGGCTTTATCAATTTGGGGCTTGGATGTACTCAAATTCTGGAACTTGTGGGAAGAGCATAAACCCGATTGCTGTCGCTATGGATCAGGCTGCTAAGAAGCGCAAGCAGGAGGTGAAAGGTAAAGAGCAGATCATGGCTGATTGGCTGTGTTCTGATGATCCAGTTATCCCTAAAGGTCGTGGGCGTATAACATGTGAAATCACAGACAATGAAGCGCGTGCAGTTCAACGCCTCATCTTAGATATGCAAGGACAATCGGAGGTTTTAGACGAGTGGCTTGATGCTGTGATTGATCGTTACTTCTATGGTAATTCATGGGCTGATATGGTTAATGATGAACGTACTGGAGTAGATGCAAAGTTTGATGTTAAGTGTGGATTAGCTGCAATGCATGTCCGCTACCCATTTATTAAATTTTAATACCCTGAAAAATTGACCTTGATCAAGGCAGGTGTTATATTTGTGTTATAGTGGTGCGAAGTGTAAGTAAGGCATCACTGATAAATAATTAGCTCATCATTCGATGGGCTTTTTTGTTGCCTATCGAAAAGTGAGAAGAAGAATGTCTAATGAAAAACAGATTGAAGAAGAGATTCAATCAAAAGGTTTGAATGCACCACGCTTAACGCCACAACACATTGATAGTGTTGTTGTTGGTGAGACTTATACCAATCTTCCAGATGGTCGAACTGTTATTTGCCAATTAACTTTAAAGAATGGCTTCACTGTTGATGGCAAGTCTGCTTGTGTGAGCAAGGACAACTTCAATCAAGAGATCGGCAACAAAATTGCACGTGATAATGCACGTGAAAAGATCTGGGAACTTGAAGGCTATCTCTTAAAAGAAAAGCTCTATCAAGCTGAATTGGATAAACAATTCTAAAGCTTTCGCTACGTTTCCTTTGCATTTTGGAGGTCACATGCTCCGAATCCTCAAGCAAGTTTTTTGCATTCACGTTTGGGAGTATGAATTTGATTACAACAAGGACCCAATTAAAGAATGCAGAAAGTGTGGGAAGGTTAAAAATAATTTACTATAGCGAATTCATATACTTATTTGCGTTTTTGTTCATTTTACAGTCTAATGAGTGTATCTAAAACATCGGGATGAAAAGTGTATGTTTGGTTATACTGAAACGTTAAAAGTAATGGGTACTAATGGTGATAAGTCATTATTAGAGAACTGTAGAATTGATTCAAATACAGTAGTTTTTACTAAAGGAAAGGTTGAGGATTTGAATATTGGCGACCTTCTTATTAAAACTTATTCCAATGGTTATGAACAAAGATTCAAGATCAAAGGTGTATCTGGACCAACTCCAATACCCGGTGTAAAAAGAGTTGAAGTTGTAGAAGTTTAATTAAAAGCCCCGCCGATTGGTAGGGTTTTCTTTTTTGGGGTATTTATGAATCGAAAACAAAAGAAAGCAAAACGATTGGTTGCCAAGGCACATACAAAAAAGCAAGCTCAGATCTATATGACTCCTAAAGAGAAGCAAGACATTTATGAGTGGAACACTGCTCACAATGAACTGCATGAAGAATTCATGGAAGGTTTTGAAGAGCCTCAGTTCATTAAGGGCTTTAAGGTCGGCATTTGGCTTGCATTTTGTGCTGCAATAATTTGGATATTCTGGCATTTCTTGGGGTGAACATGGACACAATCGAAGCGAAGAAGAATTTAGAAATCTATAAACGTAATCTTAGCCGGTTAGAAAACTATAACCATTTATTTAGCAGCCATACGTTTAAGACTGAATGTCAGCGTGAAGTAAATACTCTCAGAACCAGAATAGAGAACTTAGAAAATGCGTTCAACAAAGAGGCTAAACGAAATAAGAGCGCTACCCTGCGTTAGATGCGGCTATCCTCACTCACAAGCGGCTCATTCTAATTTCAGCGAACATGGTAAAGGCAAGGGGATTAAAGCAGATGATAAATACACTATTCCGTTGTGCCATTCCTGCCATCAATGGTTTGACCAGTATCGAGGGATGGGGCTTCTAGAATCAAAAGAATGGTTTGATGCAATGTTAGAAAAAACAGAGCGGATGCTTAATCTTAAAGATGATGAAGTATTCTAAAAGCCAATTGGCTTACATAAAAGCGAGATGTAAAAATGAGTAACGAACAAAAGATTGAACAAGAAATTCAAGCGAAAGGCCTTAATGCTCCGCGCTTAACACCTCAACACATTGATAGCGTGATTATTGGTGAGACTTATACCAATCTCCCTGATGGGCGAACAGTGATCTGCCAATTAACTTTGAAGAATGGCTTCACTGTAGATGGTAAATCTGCATGCGTAAGTAAAGACAACTTTAATCAAGAAATTGGTAATAAGATTGCTCGCGACAATGCGCGTGAAAAGATTTGGGAACTCGAAGGCTATTTATTAAAAGAAAAGCTATACCAAGCCGAACTAGATAAGAACTTTTAAGCCACCATCGGGTGGTTTTTTATTGCGTAACAACCTGAGCCAATAGGCTCTTTTTTGTGAGAAAGAAAATGGCTCAACCTGGTACATTTGAAAAGTGTAAGAAACAAATTGAAGGCGCTATTAAGCGTCAAACCAAGAAAGGCGAAAACTTTTGTGCAATGGACCTTCCTTACCACCTCAAAGACGATAAAGAATTAACAAATGCTTATCTCCAAGAATTAAAAGGTCGCGGTTTCATAATTGAAATTAGTACTGATGCTGATTGGCCAGAGTTATGCGGAAAAGTGAAATGGTAAAGCCTATTGTAGAAATACTGGAAGATAAATTTGAAGATGAGCTCTTGGCTTTTCTAAATCAATTCCAATTAGAGAATGACTGCAAGATAAAAGATTGGTCTTTTGTTCCTGATGGTAGCAGTAACTATACGTTACGTGTTGAGATTGAAAAGGAAGATTCAAATCTAATGTGCTAAGAGAGGTCAAAATGGAACCAAGATTCGTCATCAAAAACCATTCTGACATCAACTATGTAATTGGCTATCTCAATACTAATCATGCAAAGGCAGCGAGTGAAGGGAAGCCGTTAGTTGTTACCATTAAGCCTCAAAGCACCAAGCGTTCATTAAATCAAAATGCTTTGTATTGGGATTGGATGCAGGAAATTCAGAATAAGACAGGGCAGGACAAAGAAGATTGTCATTTTGAGTTTAAAAAGAAGTTCTTAATTCACATCTTAAGGCGTGATGATGAAGAATATGCCGAGATGTGCCATGCAATCACAATGCTCAAGCAATCAGAGTCAGAACAATATGAAGCAGTGGCCAATGGTGTAATTAGAGAAACGTCTACAACAAGACTAAGCACAAAGCAGTTCTCTGAATACATGGGATTAATACAAGCTTATGCGACTAAAGAGTTAGGTGTATTTCTTAGATCTCCTGATGATTTGCAATACTCAGACATTACTTGATATAAGAACAACTTAACTAATCATTGAGTATAAAAAATGGAAAAGCCAACACTAGAAACATATAAGGCCTTCTTAGAGGACAACAAAGAAAAATATGGTCTAGTTGAGTATGAATTTATCAATCAAAAAGTAGCGGTATTTAAGTTCAAGCGCGGTTATGAAGTGAATATTAAATATCTTTTCAATGTTCGCCAGAGGCCTGAAAGTATAACTGGTGGACGATCAGAAACATTTGAAGAATGAAATAATACCCTCTTCGGAGGGTTTTTTAATGGGTGAGATTTATGAAAAGACCTTATCCGCCTGAACAAGATAGCCCTTATGCAGATGATGAAGACTTAATTGATAGTGGTGGTCTGCTACATTTTGAGCCTGCGAATAATGATTTATGGCCATGGATAAGAGAAACCTTTCTAGAGACATATGGGAAATTATACAACCAAGACCATGAACACCTTCTAAGCTTTCAACCCCCTGAGATTTCTTTCTTATGGGCTTACGCTAAATGTGAGGCAAAAGATAAACGGGTATATGGTCAAACTGAGAAAGTGATGATTAATGTAGGAGGGTGGCGCAAACAGCGTCAGGAACTGCAATTGATCAATTGGTTTGGTGATATTCCTAAATACATAATTACTCTGGATGCTCGTGTATGTCAGGTCATGAGTGATACAGACTTTTGTGCCTTGGTTGAGCATGAGCTTTATCACATCGGGCATAAGAAGAATAAAGATTCTGGCGAGTTTGAATATACATCTGTCGGCGAACCTAGATTGTATTTACGTGGGCATGATGTCGAAGAGTTCCATGGTGTTGTTCAGCGTTATGGCGCATCTGAAGAAGTTCAGAAAATGGTTAATCTTGCGAATGAAGGTCCAACTATATCTAGAGCCAACATTGCTCATGCATGTGGGACATGTTTATTAAAACTTGCGTAGGAGAAGTCTTTACGTAGCTATACAAAGGGGTGGTTATGGCAAAACTCACTGAACCTATGAAAATCTTTATAGTTCAAAGTCTTGCTTGTTTTGAAACACCTCAACAAGTTGCTGACGCTGTAAAGAATAACTTCAAGGTTGAAATCGAAAGAATGCAATGCGCAAATTACGATCCAACCAAACCAACCGGCGAGAAAATGAGTCAAAAATTAAAAGACTTGTTTTACAGAACCCGTGAAGATTTTAAATCCAACATCTATGACATCCCATTAGCTAATAAGGCTGTCCGCCTCAATGAGCTTCAGAAGATGTATGAAGATTGGGGTAAGAATAAAATCATGAAGCAAGGAATCATCAAACAGATTAAAGATGAAATGCATGGACATGATTTACAGCTATTAGATCTTGAATTGAAGAAATTAGAAATTCAGCGATTGAGAGATGGCGAGGATGGTGCTGGTGATGATCCAACACCTGTAAATGTCACTATTCATGTTGTAGATGCGAGTAAAAAAGATGCCGAACATCAATCCAACACTGAATGTGCCTCAGGCTAACTTCTTACAATTACCAAATAAATTTAGAGCGTTCGTTGCCGGGTTTGGTTCAGGTAAAACATGGGTTGGTTGTTCAAGTCTTTGTGATAAGTCTTGGTCTTTCCCTAAAGTGCCGTTGGGTTACTTTGCTCCAACCTATCCGCAGATCCGGGATATTTTTTTTCCCACTATTGATGAAGTTGCTTTCGATTGGGGATTAAAGACAAAGATCTATGAATCAAATAAAGAAGTGGATCTTTATTATGGACGTCAGTATCGAAGCACAATTATCTGCCGTTCAATGGAAAAGCCCAACACTATTGTAGGTTTTAAGATTGGTCATGCTCTGATTGATGAGCTTGATGTGATGACAAAGGTCAAGGCTCAACAAGCTTGGCGTAAGATCATTGCTCGTATGCGATATAAACAAGCTGGTTTATTGAACGGTATTGATGTTGCAACAACGCCAGAGGGCTTTAAGTTCACTCATGAGCAATTTGTCAAAGAAGCAAACCAAAGCGATGCTAAGCGCGCTCTATATGGAATGATTCAAGCTTCCACCTATGATAATGAAGCCAATCTTCCTGATGACTACATTGCATCATTGTTTGAATCTTACCCACCTCAGTTGATTTCTGCTTACTTAAAAGGCCAGTTTGTTAACTTGACGAGCGGGGCAGTTTATCCAGACTTCGACCGAACCTTAAACCACACAGATGAAGAAATTAGACCTAATGAGGCTTTGCTCATTGGTATGGACTTTAACGTCTTGAAAATGGCTGCTGTGGTTTATGTCATTCGAGATGGCAAGCCAAGAGCTTTAGATGAGTTGGTAGGTGTACGTGATACGCCAACCATGGCCGATCTATTAATTGAAAAGTTCCCAAACCATGAGATGACAATTATCCCTGATGCGGCAGGCCAAGCTACTTCATCGAAAAAGAGTAGCGAATCTGATCATGCAATCCTTAGACAAAAAGGCTTGAGGGTAGAGGTCAATTCTACAAACCCGAACATTAAAGACCGTATTAATGCAGTGAATGCCCTGATCTTAAATGGCGAAGGTGAGCGTTCATTATTAGTAAATACCAATAAATGCCCAAGACTCACAGAGACTTTTGAGCAGCAAGTTTATGACGATTTTGGAATGCCAGATAAGAAATCAGGCTTGGACCATGTTGGAGATGCTGGAGGATATCCTTTAGCTAAGCGGTTTCCTATTATCAGACCAGTTACTTCATTAAAACTAGGATTTGCAAGATGACAGACGTTACTACTAAGCATCCTGATTACTTAAAGAACGTTGATCTATGGAGCAAAGTAGAAGACGTTTGTGAGGGTCAGCATAAAGTTAAGGCTGCTAAAGAAAAGTATTTGCCGCGACATAACAGGCAAGACAGTTCAGCAGAGGCTATGGCTGCATACGATTCATATTTGGAACATGCAGTATTTTATGGGGTCACTGGTAAGACGTTGGGGAGTCTTATTGGTGGCGCTTTTTCACGCTTACCAAACTTTCAAAGACCCGATGATCTTGAATATCTAGAACGAAATGCTAATGGGCAGGGAGTCGGAATTTATCAGATCGCTCAGGCATCATTACGTCATGTATTAAAAACTTATCGATGCGCTTTATATGTGGATTACCCAAGTGTAACCCCATCAAAAGTTAGAGCTGAAGACTATAGTAAACAAGCTTTTCCAATGATTCATGTACTTCCTGCTAAGTCTGTTATCAATTGGGATACGATTATTATAGGTAATCAGCAAAAACTCTCACTTGTTGTAATTCATGAGGAAGTTTCCAGCAGAACTCAAGGTGGTTTCAAGTTCGAGAAAAAAGATCAGTTTCGAGTTCTGCGCTTAGAGGAAATAGAAGGCCGATTTGTCTTTACTATCCAAGTGTACAAGCAAAACTCTGATGGCGCTCTAACTGAAGAGCCAAAGACAATTCCAACGGATTACAACGGCAAGCAATGGGATTACATTCCATTCACTTTTGTTGGTGCTATTGACAATACGCCAGTAATAGAAAGCGCACCATTACTTGAATTGGCTGATTTGAATTTGGCTCATTATATTGATAGCGCTGATTTCCAAGAGTCAGTTTACTTTGTTGGTCAGCCTCAGTTCTTCATGGAAAATGTTGATACAGCCATGTACGAACTCATTAAAAAAGATGGTTTGTATATCGGGTGTAAGAACGCATTTCCTGTGAAATTAGGGTTTGCACAAGCTAACCCCAACACGCTTTCACAAACTGCCATGGAAAAGAAATGGGAGCAGATGAAAGAATTAGGTGCTCGATTGGTTCAGGCTGGCTCAGCAAATAAGACTGCTACTGAAGCAAACAATGACGATGCTGTACAGCATTCTGTACTATCTCTTTGTACTGTAAATATCAGTGCAGCAATAACTCAAGCTCTACGTTGGTGTGCAAAATTTGCTATGCCTAATGTGGATTCAATTCTTCCAGAAGAGTTGGTATTTGAAATCTCGAAAGAATTTAGTAAGCCTCAGTTTGACAACGAGCGCTCTAAGCAGCTTTATGAGGCATGTGTTGCTGGTAAGTATCCATTTAAAGTTTGGCATGAATATCAGCAAACGGGTGAGTTCCCTGATTATTCATATGAAGAGATTCAAGACATGCTTGAAGAAGAGCAAATGAATAGCCCAATGCCTGCTTATAACATGAATGGTGCAAACAATGGATCAAATAACCCAACAGGATCTGTTCAATAATCTGGTTCAGCATCAAGCCTATCTTTACAGACTTTCATCAAGCGAAATTAATTCACTTTTAATCCAATTTGACTCTTTATCAAATGAGATGTTAAGCCAATTAAGAGATTTGCTAGATGAATTGTCAGAAGCTGAAAAGTCAGCATTGATGGCGGGTCAGTACACAACACCAGCTCTTAAAGAGATTCGAGCAAGTATTCAAGCGTGGCAATCATCTTTACTTACAACGATTCCAGAGGCATTTACCGTTTCGGCATCAGCGTTAGCCGTGAATGAGGCAATGTATCAAGCTCGAATTCTTGGAGAGAAAATCAAGGAACCAAATGCTAAGACCTTATACAGCAAGATCAAGAAGCAGCCTATGTCAGGCGGGGTATTGCTAGACTATCTCTTCAATAAGATTGCTGATGATGCCAAAACAAGGGTTGAGCAAGTTATCCGTGATGGGCTCTCTCAAAGTCAAACGAACCAGCAAATCATTCATCGAATTAAAGGCAAGAAGGCTCTAAATTATCAAGATGGGATATTGGAGCAATCAAGGTCCAGTATTTCCACCATGGTGAGAACGGCTAGAAGCCATGTTTCTAATCAGGCTATGCTTGATACTTACAAGGTATTGGACGTTTCATATGTGAAGTTTGTGGCTACTCTGGATAGTCGAACAAGCAAGCAATGTGCAAGTTTGGATGGTGCTGTTTACAAAGCAGATGAACCACATCCCACTCCACCACTTCATCCAAATTGTAGAAGCATTATTCTTCCAGTTACGAATAAAGAAGGTACAACCATAGGCAAACGACCCTTCAATTCTAAAGTGGGAGAGGCAGGTGAAATTAACACTGTTGATTCCAATACATCTTTTAAAAACTGGTTTGATGGGCAATCTGTAGCCTTTCAACAACAGTGGCTAGGTCCATCACGATACAAGCTATTCAAAGAGGGTAAATATTCTTTGGATAAGTTTGTAGACCCTTTAACTGGTCAGCCATTCACACTTGCTGAACTCAAAAAGCTTGATGAAGAAATGTTTAAGAGGTTGGGATTATGAAACAGATAACTATGACTGAGGCACAGTACATACTTGGTACAAACCTTATTTTATTGCCTTTTGTTCGGAAGATAGTTCCAAGATATATGGCGATTTCTGGCTATAGCTTTAAACAGCCTAAAGCATGTACCCAGTATTAAACCTAATTCAAACCTTAGCACCTTCGGGTGCTTTTTTATTGTCTGCTGAAAGCGGATGCCTACAGCGAACGAGTGGAAACTCATTAATTTAGAAAAGGTTGGATAACCAATGAAACTTAAAACGACAGAAGTAAACGGTAAGAAATATGCGGAACTAGATGCAGGCGGATTGCCTATCTATGTGCATGATGATGGTAAGGAAGTTGGTTTTGATGCTGCTCAAGCGGTAGGTAAGATCAGTTCACTGAATGCGGAAGCTAAAACACATCGTGAAGCAAAAGAGGCCGCTGAGAAATCATTAAAAGTCTTTGAGGGCTTGGATCCTGAAAAGGCTAAAGCTGCTCTAGAAACTATGGCTAATCTTGATGCTAAGAAACTTGTGGATGCAGGTGAAATCGAGAAAGTTAAAGCAGAGCTTACTGAAGCACTGAAAAAATCATACGAGCCACAGATTCAGCAACTTACTCAAGAGCGTGATTCAGTTCAGGCTCAACTACATAAAGAGCTGATCGGTGGTGGTTTTGCTCGTTCAAAGTTCATTCAAGAAAAAATTGCAGTACCTGCTGACATGATTCAAGCGACATTTGGCAACAACTTCAAAATTGAAGATGGGAAGGTTGTGGCTTATGGCGTTGATGGTCAAAAGATCTATTCACGAACCAAACATGGTGAAGTTGCCGACTTTGATGAGGCTTTAGAAACATTAGTTGGAGGATACCAACATAAAGACTCAATTCTTAAAGGCAATCAAAGCACTGGTGGTGGATACGGTGGTCAAGGTGGCGGGGGAAATAACAGTAATGTCGGCAATATGGGTGGAACAATCCAAGAACGCCAAGCCGCTATTGCAGCAAAATTTAATTTAGATAAGTAATTGGAGAAATTATGTCTTTATCTCAAATGCAGGTTTTCAATGAATACATCATGCCTGCCACAATTGAAACTCTTGCCCAAATGGTGCAGAAATTTAACGCTGCATCTGGTGGCGCGATTCGTTTAACCACAGATGGATTTACTGGCGACTTCTTACAAGAGTCATTCTTTGCGTCACTTGATGGTGCTCAACGTCGTGTAGACCGATATGCTGCAAATGGTACAGCACCTATCACAGATTTGTCTGAGATTAAGCACTCAAGCGTAAAAGTTGCAGGTGGTATTGGCCCAGTTCGCTATGAGCCTTCTCAAATGACGTGGTTACAGCGTCCAACAGCACAAGGTATTGAAGTTGCATCTCGTACTTTTGCAAGTTTAATGCTTAAAGACCAACTCAACACAGCAATTGCGGCTCTTGTGGCGGCAATTTCAAACCAACCAGATGCAACAAATGATGTGTCTGCAACTGCTGGACTTACTTATAGTGCTATGAATGGCGCTCATGCTAAGTTTGGAGACCATTCTGGAAATATCATCACTGATGTTATGAATGGCACTGCATATCACAAGCTCATCGAAAAGAACTTGAGCAATGCACAACAGTTGTTTCAATCAGGCAATGTGCGTGTAATTGATATTCTTGGCAAGTTGGTTGTGGTAACTGATGCGCCTGCATTATATACAGCAGGAACTCCAAACCAGCTTAAAGTGCTTTCTTTGACGGATGCGGCAGCTATCGTGTCAGACGGTGGTGATGTTGTATCAAACATTGAAACTACCAACGGTAAAGATCGTATTGAAACGACTTTACAGGTTGATTACTCATTTGGTGTTGGTCTTAAAGGCTACACATGGGATGAGGCAAATGGTGGCAAATCTCCAAGTGATGCTGAATTAGCAACAGGTACTAACTGGGATAAGTCAGCAACTAGCATTAAACATACTGCTGGTGTCATCACCATTGCAGACGCAGCGCAGTAATTAATAGGCAGCCTTCGGGCTGCTTTATTTTTTGGAGTTAAAAATGTCAAAAGAACAGAAAGTAATTTACGAGCCTCATCCAGTTAGTCCAGAGCGAAAAGCCGAGCTTCGAGGGCAGGGTTATAAGATCATTGATGCGGTATTTAAACCTGAAGAAGAGCAAACCGAAAAACGCAATACTCGATCTTCTGCTCAACCAAAGGAATAAGTCATGACTTTTATCACCATTGCAGATGCAGAAACAATCTTAGGAGCTGACTTTGCACCGGATGGTGATAAAGCTCGTTTGGTTTTATTGGCTAATACTTGGATGAAAAATGAGATTGGGTTTGTACCTGATCCAGTCACAGAAAATCTTAAGCTTGCTGCATGTGAAATTATTAAAGGCGTTCAGGCAGGCGAGATTTACAGCGGAAAAGAACAAGAGCTTAAACGCAAAAAAGTGAAAGCCGACACGGTAGAGTCTGAAAAAGAATATCAAGATGGAAGCTTTTCATTATCAAGTTTTGAACAGATTGCCTTGGCACTCATTGAGACTGAGAACTTGCCAAAACATAAGTTTTTCACCATTCCATTAGTGAGAAATTGATATGGGTTTACGTGACGAACTTCAGGCAGATATTGCTGAAGCATTAAACTCTGATTTAGCAGACGCAGTAGCTACCTTCACTTGTACCCGCAAAAAACTAGTTAGTTCTAATCCCGCCACTGGTGAAGATACTTACACTGAATATGTATATGGCGGCAGAGGCGTCCTATTTGGCTCTTATTTAAAAGATTTGGTCAAGCCGATAGATTACCGCGCCACTGACTCTAAAGCTGTTCTACTGCAAAATGAAGTGAAAGATGCGGCAGGAACTTTAGTTGATCCAGATGTTAATGATATTTGGGTGATTGAAGGTGGCAATTATCGAGTTGTGAGTTATGGAAAAGATGCGGCAGATGCGACATGGGTTGCACAATTGAGGAAAGTCTAATGATTAACTTAGATGATGGGAACTTGATAAGTCAGGCAATTAATCAAGATGGTGTTTATCACGTTGAGGTCCGCAAATCTACTAATGGACCAAAGAAGGTGATGATAGATGGTGAAGAATGCAAGTATGTGATCTTTGCAGATACTAACAAAGGCTATCTTATTCGACATAAAACCACCATTGACGGTCGAGTGTTTACAGTAGGGAATGAACCAGTATTTGAGATACTGTTTGGTAAAGTTGAGGTGACTTTTAATGGGCTGGACAAGCAAACCGAGTGCCTTCACTAAAACGATTGAAGCCGACCTTACCAAAAAACAGAAAGATATTGTCATTGATGCCTTGCAGGGTGTTGTTCTCCAAAGTCCAGTTGATACAGGGGCATTTAGGGCATCACACAGAGTCAGCATAAACCAGACTGACCAATCATTTAATGAAGCAGAGAAAGATAAAGGCGGTGGCTCAACCATTAGCAAAGGAACAAGTGCTTTATCTCGTCTTGTTCCTTACTCTACTGTATACATCCAAACGAATGCGCCTTATGCAACCAAAATCGAATATGGCGACTTCACTGACAAACCAGAGACACCAAAAACTACAGGTGGCTATTCAAGACAAGCGCCACAAGGTGTTTACGGTTTAACCTTTAACTATATTGCTCAGAAATACGGTGGTTAAAATGGCAATGACTTTAGATCAAGCAAGACAAGCCATTATCACTAGAGCAATGGCATTTACTGGAATTGAGCAAAGCCGGATTAAATATCCTAATAAAGACTTTACTGTGCCGGTTGATGGACTATGGTGTGACATTAATGTGTTATGGGGTGGTTCGATCATTGCTGCAATTGGTGATACCGCATGCACAAGAAGAACAGGGATTATCTCAATCAACTGCATGGCCCGTTTGAACACACATGAAGTCGCAATAACAAAACTTGCAGATGCTTGGTTAGCTCATTTCGAATATTACACAACTGGCCAACTAGAGATACTCCAAGGTCAAGTACAAAACCTCGGCAATAACGGGGACTTCATTCAGTACAACATTTCAATAAATTATCGCGTCAATTAACGAATTTAACTTTTAAACGAACCTGTCCTTAGCGGCAGGTTTTTTTATGCCTGCTCTCAGGCAACCACTGGCTAGGCTGATCCCCGAAAAGCACGCTTTTCATGTTCAGTGTGCCTGCCAGTTCTTTTCTTTGAACATGAGTAAGTAAGAGGAAATCTTATGAACATGATGACAACACTGAATTTACGAGCTTTGGTTACCAATGATAATGGCGAGCCAAAAACAACAAGTTATGCAGTAGCAGAGGCCTTTAATAAGAGCCACAGCCATGTAATGCGAGATATTAAGAAAATCATTAAGCAATGTGGTGAAGAATTTGCTAAATCCAATTTTGGATTAACCTTTGAAAACAAGAAGATAGGAAACACAGAACGCAAAACTCCTTTCTTTAGAATTTCAAAAGACGGGTTCATGTTGCTTGTTATGGGTTTTACTGGCGAAAAGGCCATGAAAACTAAAATCGAATTTATTAATGCCTTTAACTGGATGGCTAATCAACTTAGCCAAGTCTTTCAATCTAAATGGGCTAGATACAACTCTGTAAGTCATGAATATCAATCCAAAAAAGACCACATTAGTTGCTCAGCACGTGATATGCGAGCTTGGCGTGATGAAAAGCCAGTTTTAGAAAAAGAGTTATCTCAACTTGAGATGGAACTCCAACCATCACTTCTTCAATCAATGGGTAGCATTTGAAATGTGACCCCCTAATCAAAACTACGCCCTCAATTCGAGGGCTTTTTAATGTTAAAGAAAAAGGAAATCCAATGATCACAAGAATATTTGAAACTACTGAAGGTCATAGTGTTTCTATTGATGTTATGGAAGATGGCAAATGTAGTCATGATGAAGTTGAGTACTTAAAGATTGAAAGTTTGGGTGGGCCGCCTGTTTGGTTGTGTTCGAAATGTGGAAAGAAACTTAATGAAAAAGAGTTCTTAGAATTGCAACAAAAACTCCCGAATTAACGGAAACCAACCATATAAATCCACACCGCCGAAAGGCGGTTTTTTATTGCCTAAATATTTTATGTACCACCTTTCGAGGTGGTTTTTTTATGCCTATAAGGAGTAAAAGCCATGTCGAGTGGTGCAAAGATCCGTCTTTACTATGCTGAAGAGCAAACCCCCGAAGTATTGCCAACTACACCAGTTTGGAAAACTGTTCGTCGTGTGACTGATGGCTTAACTGAAAACGTCACCACTGAATCATCAAACAGTGTGGTCGATTCGCGATTCCGTCAAGGTGGCATGGCTACCGAAGCAGAAATCACAGGTTCTTTAGAAGTTGAATTATCTATTGGCTTGTTTGATGACTTCTGGTCAGCAGTAGCAATGAACAATTGGGCCAGTGATGTCCTAAATTTTGGTGGCAATGTTCGCAAAACTTTCACTTTCGTTAAGGTTTATGAAGATGTAAACCAAGTCTTTATTTATCGTGGTGTGCGAGTAAATGAAGCAAAAATGACAATTGCCACTACTGGCAAAATCACAGCTACATTTGGCTTGATGGGTACTCTGTTTGAGCGCACTACTACAAACCCTGTTATTTCGCCTTTACCAGTCCCTGAATTAGTCCTTGTTTCAGCGCTTAACGTCGGTGATCTTAAAGTTAATGGTGAAACAGTTGTCGGAACTGCTTGTATGCAGTCTCTTGAATTGACCATTAACAACAATATGGAAGCAATCCGTTGTATTGGCTCTAAAAAGCTCACTGCAACGACTTATCTCGAGAAGATTGTTGATATCACCGTCAACACTCAATACATGTTCTCAGCGCAATCAGCAGGGTATATCGACTTCATTAAAACCCGTGACACCATGCCTTTAGAGTTCTCTATTGAAGATGATGCAGGTAATGGTTATGCATTCCAGTTCCCACAATTAGAAGTGGCTGAAGCTAATCACCCTGATGGCGGTGGAGAAGACACCATCACAATCGACATCAACTACAACCATATTCGCGTATCGCCGGTTATTACTCGTGTGATTGCGCCAGTTACACCTTAATACTGATTTGGCAGCTTTATTGCTGCCTTCTTATTTGGAGATATAACATGGCTCTTGAAGTCAATATTCAAAGAAATAAAGACGTTAGTTTGTGGCGCGAATATAAAGATGAAGAAGGTAATGTACTTGCTGAGTTCAAGATCCGAGGCATTGGATATAAGCCTTATCAAGTAGCTTTAGAACGTGCGAATAACCAAATCACAGCTAAAGGATTTGATGTTGCTAAAGCTTCACCCGATGACAAACTCTTTCATGAATTACTATTGGAAGCAGTTGCATGCCATTTAATTGAAGACTGGAAGGGTGTTGTATTTGTCGAAGAAGGTCCTAATGGCGAACAGTTAAAGTCCGAACCTGCATACAATGCAGAGAACGCTACGAAATTGCTTAACATGGGCGATTTAGGGGTTTCTCTCTGGTCCTTTATTCGAACTGAATCAGAAAAGATTCAATCAGATGCAAACCAATATCGAGATGATGTTGTGGGAAAGTCACAACCCTCTACACCTACGCGAACAAGTACGCGGGGCTCACGGACCACGAAAAGAAGCAAAGAGAAGCGCTCGGAGTAAAACTACCTGATGCACCTGACTATTCTTATGTAGCTAACGCCATTCTGTGCGCATATAACACAATTGCAAGATCTAGACGCTACGAGCAGGGTGTTCCATTGGCAATAGATATAGCTGCAATCAATTCTTACGTAGAGCAGTACGACTTACCAGTTGAACGGTTCATCTTTAATGATTGTATCTTTACGCTGGATAACTTGTTCTTGGATGAGGCGCATAAGAAGGCTACGCAACGAGCGACGAAGACTTAGGTGCTGATAAATGAGCATGGATAGTGAACGCACGACACATTATCGTCCACCTAATGTTACATAATATGGTCATGTGGTTGACATTGACGCGACGATTCTGTATTGACAAAATTTACTATAGTAAATAATATGCCAACATAACGAACCTTAATGGTCGTTCATTTTTATTAATGAAGTTTAACTTCAAACTTATTATCGCAGCCTGTATTTGGGAATCACTATGAAAGCTCCAGCAATGTTGGTTACACCAACTTTTGGTGTAACTTCAACTCAAAAAATTATTGACGAAGCGCAAAAACAAATCACTCCAGCTCGTAAAACACGTTTAGAGAAATTAGCTCAAATTGCTAAAAGCGCATACAGAAACTAAGAGGTAGTAATTTGTCCACAGAGATAGAAATTTCTGAGGTCGAGTTAATACACCTAGAATCAGATCAAAAGCATCTTTATCAAGAATTTGAATGTGAGCGAGAAGAGCTTAACAGGTTTTTGATAGAAGATGCTTTTGAGTATCATAGTTATGGTTTAACTAAGACAACTTTAGTTGTACATAACAGTGAACTGATAGGTTACTTTAGTCTATCAGCTGATAAAATTGTACTCACCAATAGTGAAAAAGCAGACTTAGCGTTAAATGGCGAATTTCCGATTACTTATTTTCCAGCAGTTAAAATCACCAAACTAGCGGTGGACAAAAAATTTGCTCGGATGGGTTATGGAACTGTAATTTTAGAGTTAATTCAAGGGGTTGTTTATAGTCATCTTTTTGCAGTTAGGTTTTTAACTTTGGATGCAGTTAATGAGCCTAAAGTAATAAGTTTCTATGAAAAAAATGGTTTTGTTACAAGCCTTCATGAAGCTAGTGAAAGAAGGCAAAAAAGAAACCGAGAGACTATATTAATGCATAAAGATATATTTGCAGATTAACCACCTCTGGGGGGTTTTTATTGCTTCCTAAATAGCCTATTGCTAAATTACCCCTAAACAAGGGGTATTGTTATTACAACAATACCCGATAATGAATTAATGAGCTAAATACCATTCAATGTCATGCGGTGATTTATTCCCAACATGCTCTAAAGTAAGGCCATATCCAATCGCTTTACGATTTAAAGCATTGGCATGACAAACTGTTTCAGATGCTAACCCGCTTAAACGGCCCGCATAATTACTTTGAATGGCGGTTAAAGCTGGATAGATTTCATTCTTAATGAACTTTGCAAGAATTGGCACGTACCACATTAAGAATTGAACATCCTTATCTCGCAATACAGTATGAATGTGTGGTTCAGTATCTTTGTACTTCTCAGCTCTGCTGTACATAGCGATCAAGTGATGAACATATTCAACTGCCACAGGAATTACATCATGTGGGATTTCATCAATATGCTGAACATTGAAACGCTGATGAACTAATTTATAAGCATCGCTGTAATTCAAATGCTTAGTTTTAGCTACAAGAAGATTTACAGCATTGGTTAGGGGTTCACGTTCTGATTTGTGGGTTTTGGCAACTGGTGCACCAATTTCCTTATCAAGAACATCAAGTACCCATTTGCGGAATTGCGCTGCAACTGATGTGCGAGCAAAGAAGGTGATTAAGTGACATCCTCTAGAGTTAAAGACACGGTTCTCCATTACTACAGAGCCAGTTTTTCTAACGACACTCATTTTGAGGGTCGTTGTCATTTCAGGTGTAAACTCATGTTTGTTTCGCTCGTAGATTTGAGTAACTGCATCAGATTTTGCATAACCTAGAGCTTTTGCAAGCTCACTTGCTGTTAACCAAATTTGGTTGTTGTGTTGTACAGGAGAAAAGTTCACTTCGTTAAAAGTTAATGCTAAACTTGTCATGTTGATTTTCCTTTGCTTGGAATGATACATAACCCCTTGTTTGATGTGAGAGTCGGCAAGGGGTTTCTTTGTATTTATGCTTGTTGATTTGAACGCTTAAGCAACCAGTCTTCAATAAGAAGGTTTACTTGCGCTGTTAAGCTTCGATGCTCTTTTTCAGTTTCAATTTTTAATTTATCAAGAGTTTCTTCTGGAACTCGAATATTAATCTGGGGGTCTTTTCTAGCCATTTGGAACTCCAATGTATAACGGTGATATATTTATATAACGGTGATGCTATTGTGTCAAGCACCGTAATACTATTATTCTTATAAAAAGTTTTTTGAGCTTCAAAGTGATGTCTAGAGCTGACCCGCAAATCAATATTCGAGTGCCTACAGAGCTAAAGAAAGAAATAGAGCATGCAGCAATTGAAAATAGTAGGTCGCTTAACGCGGAGGTTGTTCACAGGCTGCAACAAAGTTTAAGTAGCGGAAGGGTTAATAAATCTGAACTCACTACTGAGGAACTTATGGAAGAGCTTTCAAGCAGGTTGGAAAAATTTAAGATTACTATTGAGAAGTAGGTAAAGGGGATATTGCGTGTATGAACTTCACCCCGAAGTGCAAGCACAGTTAATTGTTAAATCAGTTGATGCGCATTTTGTTATTGCTTTCCCGAAATCAAAGTCACAGAACTTTCAGGCAGCATTAAGTTTGGCAAAACTTGCAGACACATTTGAAGAAATCAAAGATGGTAAATCAATATATTACCTTTCTTCATTTGAGATAAACCTAAAGAATGTTAGCTTAATAAAAGCAATTATGGATTTAGCTCTATTCTGGAAAGGTGTTCATATTTTTCTTAATGGGCAGCCAGTTAATAGAACAAGACTACTTTCAGAAATGCTTGGTTGTTTTAGGGATTCATTTCGGGCTACAGACAAGAAAGCTTATTGTTTTCAAGTTGTAGAGGATGTTGGTGAACCACAAAATACAGGCCCTTTAGTATTTGAACTCAACCTTGTCAAAAGAGAAGATGAATTTATACCAAGAGCTGAGAAAAAAGAGGCAACAAAGTGGATACACCCTTGTAAACTTCTTGCCAATTCTCATAGATACTTAAGCAAGGATCACCCAGCCTCACTTCAATCCCAACTTCAAGCACAGGCTGTTAAGTTTAACTGTGATATTTGCCCGAATTTCAATGCTGATAATTTAATGAAATTGGATGAGTTTTCGTGATATAAGGGAATTAAAAGAGAAGATTATGCAAAAGACGGTTTTAGGTGAGATTTTTGGGATTAAAGTGCATTCACCAATTAGTCGAGGTGAAATAAGAGATGTCCTGAGAAAACAATTAGAATTTAAAAAAGCTTTACAGGCTGAAAAAAGTTTAACGGAAGATCAAGCACTCCTAGAGGTTGCAGATATCTTTGAAAACTTTTTTAAAGATATATCAAAAGAGGATAAAGATAATTTCGAAAAAATCCATTCAGAAGAAATTAATGCAGCACCAAGTGAATGGTTCTGTTTGGAGAGCAATATTCCTAGCAATAGTGCAGTATTTTTAGAAACAGGTATTGCTGGTGAATTGTATGGAATGCAAGTCAATTATCCTTTTACTAGAGAAAATATACGGAAATTGGTATACCGAAGAAGCGAGGTAATGAAGTCTCTTGCTGACTCACAAGGCATAAGCCTTTACCAAGCATCCAATGATTTAAGTGATATGCAGAATCATTTTATTGAAAAATTCAGTTATGAAGATCAAGAGAAATTTCTAAATCTTATGACTGATGAGATGATCGCACATACTAATGCGTTAAATGACGAAACGGCAAAAATCAACCAGCAGGTGCTAGAGAAAGAAGTTTCTAATATCAATCTTACCCATACAATTTCGGGAATAATTGTATTTTGCTGTTTAATGTTTTTAGTATTTGTTCTATTCAGATAGATAAGTTTTCAATAATCCCAAAATTCCATATTTGGATTTAATGAATTAACTGACCTAATTAACCTTACCAGCCCACTCAATGAGTGGGTTTTTTATTGCCTAGAGGAAAGTAAGATGGCACAAGAATCACGTCTCGTCATTGTAATTGATGCAAAAAATGCAGAGCGTAATGCGCGTAATCTGGGCAATGAATTGGACAGTATTGAGCGTAAAGGTGACTTTGCAACTAAATCAATGGATGCGTTATCTGTTGCTACACGTCAACTTGCAGGTTATATGGCTGGATTGGTTACTGTAAGTGCTGCAATTTCTAAGATGGACACTTATACAGGACTCCAAAACCGCCTCAAGTTAGTAACGAGCAGCCAAGTTGAGCTAAACAAGGCAACTGAAGATACATTCCGAATTGCTCAAAAAACCTATTCAGCTTGGGATTCAGTTTTACAGGTTTACCAACGCTTTAGTGACAATGCCAAAACATTAAATCTCACTATGGATGACACAGCACGCTTAACTGAAACAGTATCAAAAGCTGTAGCAATAAGTGGCGCAAGTGCAGCAGCAGCAGATGCAGCTTTAGTTCAGTTTGGGCAGGCATTAGCAAGTGGAACATTGCGTGGTGAAGAACTTAACTCTGTAATGGAGCAAACCCCAGCATTAGCAAAAGCAATTGCTCAAGGTATGGGTATAACTGTTGGAGAGTTACGCACAGTAGCAGCGGAAGGGAAAATTACTTCCCAAGAAATCGTTAAGGCCTTAAAGAATGTTCAAGCAGATGTAGATGCCTTATTTGCTAAAACAGACATCACTATTAGCCAATCGCTAACGCTGCTTAACAATGAAATTACTAAGTTTGTTGGCGAGTCTGGAAAGGGATCTGGCGCAGCAGAAGTATTGTCAGGTTCTATTAAAACGCTTGCTGGTAACTTAGATGTTTTAACATCTGCAATGATGATCGGTGGTGCATATTGGCTTGGAACCTATATTCCTGCAATTTATGCCTCTGGTGTTGCTGTAGCTGCAAAAACGAAGGAATTAGCGGTTCAAACCGTAACGCAGTATGCTGCAATTCAAGCCGAGCGCGCAGCTGCAGCTCAACAAGTAATTAGCACTCAAACAGTTGTTGCAAATACTCAAGCAACTTTAGCTGCTATTGCGGCTGAGAAAGCTCTAGAAGTACAGCGCCTTAAATCTCAAATTACTGAAAAAGGCAGAACAGCGACATTAACTCGTATGGCTGAGTTAAAGAAAATTGAGGCTCAAGTTACAAGAGAATTGGCAGTAGCGGAAGGTGCACTGGCATCGGCTCAGGCTAGATCGGCAGCAGCTGGTGCAGCTAGTGTAGGGATTGGGTCACGTCTTTTAGGTTTACTTAGTGGTCCCGTTGGTATTGGCATTACTGTTGCAAGTTTAGCTGCCGGCTATCTATTAATGCGCAATAATGGTGACAAAGCCAACGATATGCTTGAGAAGCAATCACGTTATGCAGGTATGGCAGCAGACGAGTTAATAAAGCTTGAAGGTGCTCAAAAACGCGCGGCAGAAGGTGAACTTGCCAAACAACTTAATTTGCAAAATGCTCAACTTCAAAAGTCACAGAACGAGTTTTTATTACTTACCCAATCTATTAGCGACAACAACAAACAAAGTGCTGAAGCTTATCGAATCTGGGCAGAGTTAAAAACTGGTGTAATTGATGTTAACCAAGCTTTCAATAGATTAAATCAACTTTCTTTTATCAATTCAGATCAAATCAACCAGCTAGCTGATAGCAAGAAGAAAGTAGATGAAAACTCAAAAGCTGTTAAACAAACAAACTCTGAGTTAAATCAGGTTCGTGCTTCTGGTGCCAATGCAAAAGCTGGTTTTAATGATGTGAGTCAAGGAGCGAAAGGAGCGGTTCAAGATGTATCTGAACTAAATAAAAAGCTTCAAGATTTACAAAAAACATATGCTCAGAAAAATCTAGATACTGATTTTTCACTGATCAACATTAAAAGCCATGGACTGGAGATGGGTAAAGCGTTATCTGATTTTTACGATAACAATAAAATCCCTAAAACTCGCAGTTTAACTAAAGATGAATGGGCAATATTCCAGAAAAACTTTGATAAGGTTCAAGAACTCAAAAAACTTGAAGAGGATATAGCTGATTCTAAGAGACAGCAAACCAAAGAGGCTGCCAAACAAGCTGTTCTACTTGCAGGGAATAATGAGCGAGTGAGAAATATGCTTCGTGTATATCAGGCTTTCCGTAATGCTGGATTGGGAGATAAGCAAGCACGAGTAATGACAGCTCAAGTTGGGCGCGAGAATGATTTTAGAAATGAGGCAATGTTTGGTAGCCATAAGGATGAAAATAATGGTTATACAAATACTGGATTTATTTCTTGGCAAAAGACTCGCTCAACTAAACTCATGCAGTCCTTACAGGGACAAGGTGTTTTAGATAAAAATGGAAAAATCCAGCAAACCCAAGATGCTTTAGATGCGCAAGCTAAGTTTTTATTGCAAGAGGTTATGACTAATAAAAGTTATAGCAAATCTAAAGCCGCTCTTCTTAATGATGATTTAGACTATCGAAGTTTAGAAAAAATCGTGGGGAAAAATTTTATCGGGTGGGATTATGAAGGGAAAAAGCTTGGCAAAGATAAAGCTTCACAGCATTTAGCCAAACAAGACTCTTACTATAATCAGCTTAGTAAAATTTTAGGAGATAACCCCGAAGCAGCCTCAAAAGCAATCGGCGATCTTTCGAAGTTCGAAGATGAAGCATATAAGGCACGCGCTAAAACTCTTGAGGAAGTTAAACAGCTACAGGCAACATATGACTCAGAAACAGTTGCTAGAAGCAAAAGACGAGAGGAGGAAATCAACAAAGCAACCATTTTAGGTCAATCAAATTTAATCCCAAAAATTAATGAGCGTTTTAATGCTGAAGATAAATTAGCTCAA